CGTATTACCTGGCGCTAACTTTGGTGGTACAATTAATCTTATGGGTGGGTTTAATGACTTTCTGAAATCAAGCGTAGATAATTTTCTTAATGCAGAAAATATTACTTTTCTAGATGGTCCTCCTGTTGCTTATGGTGAACAGCTAAAAAAGAGAAAAGACGTAGAAGATAAGGGCTGGTGTGATGCCATTACTCAAAAACTGTCTGAAGCAAAAAGCATAGTAGGTTCTGATCTTAAGCATGAATGGTTAGCTATTGGTGATAGTCACACGTGTGCCTATGCACCTTTAAATAGTTCAACTGTCAAACAAGATGGAACTACTCTAAATAATCAAATTAATACGGATTTTGAATATATTCGTTCTCATATTAAATCTTATCATAAAGGCTTAACTATATCACTTGGTAATATTGATATTCGCCATCATATTGTTCGTCTCAATGCTGATGTTGAGACCATGATAAGTAGCCTTAACGATTTTGGTAAAAGCACTGGTCTTGAAGTAGAGTATGGATTGCCATGGCCTATCGAGTTTGAAGGTCGCAAGTTGCCAAAGACTGGATACTATGACAAGCGCCCATTTACGGGTTCTAGAGAAGAACGTTCTGCTGTAGTCAAGCTTATGGAGCGATGCATGACTGATCTTGGCATGAGCATTGTCAAATGTCCTAACCAATGGTACGATATGGATCCAGAAATCTATGCAACTGGAAACATGGAACGACCACAATCGGTTCACCTAAATCCTATGAAGTATCGTAGGAAGAATTGGGGTGAGCTAACACACGACCCACTGGAGATATTCATGTCATGACAGCACTTGAAACAAGACCAAACTATGATTGTTACGTAAATTACTTCTGGCCAAAGTCCGCTTGGCTAGAAGAGAACTGTCTAATCGGCGACCTAGATTATCTTGGCCCTGAGGCCAATAAGCATGTCAACGACCCGCTGATGCAAAACATTCCTGCTTACAATTGTGTATCTCGTACGTATGAAGGTTTCAATAATGTCAATCAGGATTTAAATTACGGCACTGATCAGCGAGTATTTAAGAAGCGACCAGTAGCCGTGCAAGAACGCGTTAAAAAATATGTGACAGATAAGTGGTCTTTATTAGAACACGTTTATGCCTACTACGTTCATCGTAGTACTGGTTCAGGGTTTTATGCTGGCAAGGATTGGCACGGTTATCACCATTCAGTGGTAACGCATTTTGGGTTATATGAGACTGCAGATGAAATGGCTAACCTTATGAAGGAATGGAAAGCCGCAGACCGCAAAATGTTTTCTACTATCGGAAACCAAAATCCTACACCGATAAAGGGCTTGAATCTGACACAGCACATTACTACCTTTGGTCTAGAGTTGATGAAGGAATTGACTGGCTGGTTAGAAGAAAATCTTGCTATGAATAACGCCGCGCCTTTAGATCAAAAGAAATTGACTGACAGGCTTAATCAAAAGAATATTGATAGAGGTGTACGTCGCTGGAACTTTCCTTATGCACAAATGATTGCTGACATCGCTACGTACCATCCACAGTATGTTGATCCAAATTCTAGTTTGTATTGTGGCAATAATGCAAGACAGGCAATCGAGCAAATGTTTCGCAGACCTAAGGGCATGAGCGAACACGAATATCATGACGCGGCATTAGCAAATCTTACTGAACGCCTAGGTACTAATGCTGTTGCACATGAAGATACATTATGCATCTATGTTAGATTTTTGAATAACCTTGACCGTTCAGGTCGTGGTCTTACTAATGCTTCTGGTTATTATATGATGAACGAAGATGATACGCCTATGTATCCAGATATTTGGAGGCCTGTTGCATATCAAAAGAAAGTAAATAATAGTACACACTCACTAACGGAGCTACTAGCATGACAAAGACATTCGCGCAAGTTGTACAAGAATACAGACAACATAGGCTTTATATTCTTGCGGCCTTAAGAGCACAAAAGGAAAAAGAAACCCGATGAAACCTAATACAAACTTCACTCTTACTGTAAATGATATCTCACATATTGAGAAGGCACTATATACTCGTCTTGCTGAACTATCGGGGCTGTGTCAGACTCCTAGCACTGCTAAAAAGATTCTAGAGCTATCAGAAGAAACATCGCAAATTTATAACCTGCTTGGTCGTATTCATAATCAAAAAGTTTGGTATCGTCCAGAAATGGATGTTTACATTGGCGGATAACTTTGTTATAATTAATCATCCACAACATTAGGAAAAGATATGTCTCGCAAATGGGATCTTCGCTATATTAAGATGGCACAACAGGTTAGTTCCTGGTCTAAAGATCCATCAACACAGGTAGGTGCAGTGGCGGTTAGCGATAAAGGCCAAGTCTTATGCACTGGTTATAATGGCTTTCCTCGTGGTATAGATGATGCTGATTATCGCTATAATAATCGTGAACTTAAATATGAATTAATCGTTCATGCAGAAATGAATGCTATTTACAACGCTACATATAATGGAGTATCACTTGATGGTGCTACAATGTACGTATCGGGATTGCCTTGCTGCAACAGGTGTGCACTTGGTTTAATTCAAACTGGAATAAAACGTGTAGTCATGCAAGGTAATCCTGATGATCCACGTTGGGCTGACTCATGGAAAATGTCTATGGATCTGTTTAATGAAACAAATATCGAATGGGAATTTATTTAATGTCTTCAATTATGGACAGATTGAAAAAGAACTCTAAGCTTAAGACGACTGAAGTATTGTCTGAGTCAAAGTTCTTCAATGAAAAAGATATGGTGCAAACTGACGTTCCGATGGTGAACGTTGCACTATCAGGTGATCCAGATGGAGGTCTTACTCCTGGACTTACTGTTCTCGCTGGCCCTTCAAAGCACTTTAAGACTTCATTTGCTCTTCTTATGGCAGGTGCATATCTAAAGAAATACGATGATGCAGTGATTCTATTCTATGACTCAGAATTTGGCTCACCTCAGTCATACTTCAAGCAGTTTGGTATTGATCCTGCTCGGGTTCTTCATACTCCTATTATGAATGTTGAAGAACTTAAGTTTGATCTTATTGGCCAGCTCGAGCAACTTGATCGTAAGGATAATGTAATTGTTGTTATTGACTCTATTGGTAACCTTGCATCGAAGAAAGAAATGGAAGATGCTCTGAATGAAAAGTCAGTAGCAGATATGTCACGAGCCAAAGCATTGAAAGGTTTGTTCCGTATGGCAACACCATATCTTGCTATGAAGAATATTCCTATGTTGGCTATTAACCATACATATCAAGAAATTGGGCTGTTTCCTAAAGCTATTGTATCTGGTGGCACTGGGATTTATTACTCTGCAGATAATATCTGGATCCTCGGTCGTCAACAAGATAAAGTTGGTACTGAGATTAAAGGTTATCACTTTGTTATCAATGTTGAGAAGTCTCGCTTTGTTAAAGAAAAGTCCAAGATCCCTATTTCGGTATCATGGGAAGGTGGCGTAGAGAAATGGTCAGGTCTTCTTGATGTTGCTCTTGCTGGTAACTATGCTGCTAAACCGTCGAATGGATGGTTCTGTCATGTAGATCAAGAAACAGGCGAATTGGTAGATACTAAATATCGTGCAAAGGATACACTAACAGAAGAATTCTGGAAACCTATCTTTGAGAACACCGACTTTAAAGAATTCTTGAAAAAACAATATCAAATTGGACATGAGTCTCTTGTTAATATGGATGATATTGTACTAGAAAGCGAGGAATAACAATTGGCATTAGAATATTCGTTTTTGGAAAATGGTTGGGTTGTTAGAATACATAACCGAATTCAGGATATGTCTTTAGAAGATAAGCTTGAAGCACTTGAATTGTTGCGCAAAAACGTTGTTGTTGTGTGGAAAAATCAAAAGCTAACTCCCAGAGAGGAGTTAGACTTTTGTGGATCATTTGGTAGTTATGATTTTGCAGATGTTGCCGAATATTGGGATAATCTACCGTCCGATCAACAGGATATCTTTATTAAAGAATATCCGGGAATTTTAAGAGTTACAGCAAAACCTGGTACAAATGGTGGACCTGGACATTTTAGTCATAAAACTGAATTAAAATGGCACAGTGATAGGATTGGGCATCCTGATAGAAGACCTTGTGTTTGGCTGTATGGCATTACTGATACTACTGGATCAGTAACAAATTTTACCAATAATTTTCTTGCATATAATGCCCTTTCTGAAGAAGAAAAGAATTTCTATGGCGGATTAAGGGTTTCCCATTATAATACACGATACCAACAAGATAGCGATAGGAGCACTCATGCATGGCGCATCGAAGAAAATCTTATCATAAAAAATATGGGTATATGGGACAATATTATCGTAGAAAACGATTTTGGGGATAAATCATTTTTCTTTTCCCCATTGCAAGTCGGTTGCATTGAAGGTATGAGCGAAGAAAAATCTTTAGAAATCGCTGATGAGCTTTTACAATATCTGACTCAACCACAATTCGTGTATTCTCACCAATGGGAAGATGGAGATGTGGTTATTAGTGAACAAACGTTTAGCATGCATTCTAGAGACGCTTTTAATGATATGGAAAAACGATATTTACACCATATACAATTTAACGTAGAAAAAATTCTGCCAGATTTAAAATATCCTGGCTACAACGATAGAGGGCATTTAGTATGAGCGCATTTGATTTAGAAGGTAAACCGTTGCTTAATGAAAACGTAGATTATGAACTTGTTCCCTCAGAAGGTGAAAATTGGGATATTCGTATTCTATCTGGAGCTTTTACTGAAACGATTCTCAAGTTCACTAAACTTAAAGTGTCAGATGATGAAGAATATATGACATTTAACTTTGACGTCGTATCATCCCCTGACGATGAATTGAGTGATTCAAATACTGATTTACAAGACCATGCAAGTATGATATTAGATTCAATATTAGAGAATGCAGCGCGCGCGCTTGAAAATAAAAAATAATGAAAATCTTGATCTGCGGTCTACCAGGCAGTGGTAAGACCTATCTAGCCCAGCGACTACAGAAACAGCTAGAGTGTGCGTGGTACAACGCAGACAGTATTCGTAACATGGCGAACGACTGGGACTTCAGTGGTCCTGGTCGACGCCGGCAGGCGGAACGTATGAACACCTTCGCTAACTTCGAACACAAGCGGGGGCGAACAGTTATCTGTGACTTCGTGTGCCCTACGTGTGAAACCCGTAAAGAGTTTGACGCGGATATTACTATTTGGATGGACACTATTACCACCGGGCGATTTGAAGACACAAACAAGATCTTCGAGAATCCCAAGGACTGGGATATTCGCGTGGATAAGTTTGAAACAGAAGAAGCGATCGAAGAAATAGCAAGAGTGCTAAAGGAAGAATATAATGTTTGATTGGAAGAAGCCCACAGCAGAAATGCTTGGTCGTTGGCAGCCATGGCATGACGGGCACACCGAGCTATTTAAGAAAGCGCATGCAGATGTAGGCCAAGTGGTTATTATGGTACGTGACGTCGAAGGCATTGTTGGTGAAGATGCCGGAGGTGGACGTACTGCAACCCAAGATGATAATCCATTTTATTACGATTATGTTTGTGATGCTATTGAAGATGGATTGCGAGAAGAGGGGTTTACACCGGGCTCTGAATATGTTATTATGAAAGTACCAAACATCGTAGACATTAGCTACGGTCGAGGTGTTGGTTACACATTCACGCAACACGATCTTGGAGAAGAGACACATAGTATCTCAGCAACTAAGATCCGTGCTGCAATGCGAGAAAAGGGTGAACTTTGATTAATGCAAACATAGAACAAACTGTTCTAAGAAACCTATTGGTGAATGATGAGTATATGAGGCGTGTACTCCCTTTCATCCAACCCGAATATTTTGAAGGAGTATATCAACAACTATTTCGTGAAGTAGCCAAGTTTGTTGCCAAGTATAATAAACTGCCTACAGCTGAAGCATTTAAGATTGAACTTGATGATAATCAAACTATGTCTGATGAGCACTATCGTCATGCAGTAGAAATCATCCCAGAAATCTTTAAGATTGAAGATATTGATGATGAATGGCTTTATAATAAAACAGAGAAGTGGTGTCAAGATCGTGCACTATTCAATGCTGTTATGGAGTCTATTAGCATTATTGATGGTAAGCATAAGACCCTCACAAAAAATGCTTTGCCTGATATCCTACAAAAAGCTTTGGCGGTTACATTTGATACAAATATTGGTCATGACTATCTTGAGAATGTTAATGAACGATATGAATTTTATCATTCACAGGAAGAAAAGATCCCATTTGATATCGAATATTTCAATCTAATTACTAAAGGCGGCCTTGCTAATAAATCACTGAACATTGCTCTTGCTGGCACTGGCGTAGGTAAGTCTCTGTTTATGTGCCATGTTGCAGCTGCAGCCTTGAATGAAGGCAGAAATGTTCTATATATATCCATGGAGATGAGTGAAGAACGTGTAGCTGAACGTATCGACGCCAACTTGCTTGACATTCCTATCGAACAAATTGATAGTATGGATGAGCAGATGTTTAAAGATCGTGTAAACAGTCTTAAGACTAAAACTAATGGTAAACTTATTGTTAAAGAGTATCCAACCGGTTCGGCTAATGCTAATCACTTCAGAGCATTGTTGAATGAATTGAAACTTAAAAAAGCCTTTGTTCCAGATATTATCTTTGTAGATTATCTTAATATCTGTGCATCAGCAAGAATGAAAATGGGAGGATCAGTAAACAGCTATGCATACATTAAAGCCATTGCTGAAGAACTACGTGGCCTTGCCGTCGAATTCGACTTACCGATCGTCTCTGCAACCCAAACGACTCGTACTGGTTATTCTAGTTCGGATCCTGGGCTTGAAGATACCTCCGAGTCTTTTGGACTACCCGCTACCGCAGACCTAATGTTCGCTTTGGTATCCAGCGAAGAGTTAGATGCACAAGGCCAGATTATGGTCAAACAATTGAAGAATAGATACAACGACCCAAATAAAAACAAACGCTTTGTTGTTGGTATTGATAGATCTAAGATGAGATTGTTTGATGCTGATGATACTAGCCAAAACTTAATGAAAGACACACCAATGTTTGATCGAACCAATCAGGGTGAAGATCAGAAAAAATTTGAAGACTTTAAATTCTAGGAGAATATTATGGGAAAGAAAAGACAGAGCACTGGCAACGTATCAAAGGGTGAGCGTCGTTCATCCATTGGATACGGCAGTCAAGGCGTAACAAACGCAGACAAAATGCTTCGGAAGCTCGATGCACTTGCAAAGGGTAAAGATATTACTATTACCCTCGAAAATCCTAACAAAGAGGAAACCAATCGTAGGTTTATTAAATATAAAGTTAGCGGTAAGGCCTATGTGAAATACATTCAAGGCGGGTCTGAAATGAAAGGCGCTCGTAATCCTCTTCTTTCGCTGGGAGAATAATATGAAATTTGCAAATGAGGCTATGAAAGCCTATTTGGTTGTGCAACCAGCACCAGCAGAAGAATTTAAGGAGCACTTCAATGACGCACTCGAGCTTATTGCCTACTGTGCCAGAGTATCTAACCCAGCTAACCAGTTCA